TTGTTTTCCAGTTCCTGCACCTGCTTCTGAAATGGTGATAGTGTTATTTTTGTATAACGCTTCATTTACGAATGAATGATATACTGGTTGGCTAGTAGGCTTTACTTTACCTAATGCCTGCATAACGTCAAGAAATCCTTCCTCTTCGTTTTGTACGTCTAAGACGCTTGATAAGATCTCTCTTCCTTGAACAAATGAATGTTGCAAGAATGATAGAGAACTAATGTAATTAGAATTGTCCATATTTAATTTTTAAATTTTTATTATTAACGAATTATTTTAACATCTGAGTCACCTCTACTCAGAGCACCAAACAGGCCATCAAATGGGCTTTCGGTCTTTCTATATTCTCTTGAACCTTTTGTAGGAGCAGTAGGATTCTTTAAATCAGAAACTACTTTTTCTTGTCCTAGTTCTTGTCCATGAGAAATAAGGGACGAGTCATAAACTTCAGGGTCAGAAGCGTAAGCCAATACACGATACCACTTGTCAAAATTGACATCACCTTTATCATCTTTGAATAAATCAAAAAACTTTGCGTTATCGATAGTCATTTCTTGTAACGATTCCGGGTTTTCGACTTCATAAGAGAATTTCTCATCACCATAAGAAACTAAAATACGCTTGTTATCCATCACGTCTTTAGTTATTTTATGAGATGAAACAGTTTCTGTCCATTCAGCACGTTGCTCATCTTGGTTTACAGTTTCAGTTTCTTCAGTTTGGTCTTTGACAGGATGGGTGAAGGTTTTCTGTTCGTCAACATACTTGTCTCTTAGTTTGGATGCATCTGCTGCCAGAAGTTCCTTACCAAGTTCCACTTCTTCCTCGTCAAATTTGTCTTCGTCTAAAGAGTACTTGTCAACTATTTCCCTATTATACAATCTTTCGATTGCCCCCTTTGAAAGGGTAGGATGAGCCTGCTCTAAGTCACGTCTCATGACTTTTTCGTCAGACATCTCTGAATAGTTAACTGAAGTCGCCTCTAAATACGGAGTCAAGTTTCCAGTTTCATTGTAATAATCGACTGCACTTTTGATGAAGTCGTCTTTAAATTGAGCACTTGATGAATCTCTCATCCTTTTATACTCGTCAAAAAAGTCTTCTAAAGTTTCGGCTTTACCGTCACTTAAATTTTTAGCGATATCGTCAAGTTGATTAAACAACTCGTCAGGCTTACCAAGTTCCTCTTCTTGCTCATCAACTGGAGTCTCTTCAGTCTCAGTTTCTGGAGCAGGAGTTTCTTTAGTTTCCTCTACCTCTGTTTTTTCTTCAGAAGTATTCTCTACCTCTGTTTCTTCCTTTACCTCTTCGGTTTCAGGAGTTACTTCTTGAGTCTCTTCTTGCGGTAAATCCACTGGTTGAGCCTCTCCGTTTTCGTCAACCACTTTGATTTCAGATAAATCGAATTCTTCTTCCATAATTGTAATTTGTTTGTTGTTTGTTAATTGTTACTCTTATTGCTCAACTCCAGGTTGGTCTATCATTTTCATACCCATTTCTTTAGTAGGTAGATTATCCATTGCGTTTCTTTCTAAGTTGGATGCTTGTCTAATACCTTCTATTTCTAGTTCGTATTCATACTTTTCTTTTTGCAACTTAGATGCTAACTCAGCCTTCATTTGCTCCATCTTCATTTTCATTTCCATCTCCATTTGCAAGGTCTGTTGTTTAGACTGCTCTGCTGCTTGTGCAGATTGCTGTTGAATCTGACCATTCATTTGCTGTTGCTTTTCAGCATTAGCCTGAGCCTCTTCTCTTTTCTTTTTCATTCTATAAGCAAGAACTTGCTGTGCCTGCTTTAGATTTGTTATTTGCTCTATGTAAACAGCGTCTTCAAAATCTACTTGCCCTTGAGCAACACTACCTTGAAGAATTTGCATTAGCCTTTGCTTTTGCTCCTCAGTTGGTCTATCTTCTATTTTAACTCCAAATTCGTGCCTTCCAACAGATGGGGACATTTTAAAGAACTCCATAGATTTTTTACCTAGAGACCTTACATATCCTTCAATTGGATTTTTCTTTACACTATCTTGTAATCTTATAATAACAGATGACGCTAGTTGTTCTAATAAGTATCTTTCCCCCTGCTCTATGTGAGCCAGTGCATTGTTAGTTGCCTGAGCAGCCATTTTTGCAGTAGTAGTTAATGCTCTAGCGTCTGGAGTAGAACCATCAGTGAATTCATTAAGACCAGTAATCTGTCTAATCATTTCAATGTTGTTCTGAATTACTTGGTAATACGTCATTGCGTCTCTACCTAAGCCGTTCTCCAATTCCTCTATAGGTTTATAGTTTGTTGCTTTACCACCAATATCATTTTTTCTATAAACTAATGTACCTGTCTTATTAAACAAGTCAATAACATCCATTGGTTTCATTTGTTGACCTCCTGCCCCTAAAGGAATATCCTCTAGTGCACCGAGTTCGATCATGATCCCTTTAGGTCTCGCTTGATTAATTGTGTTCTGAAGTCTATACCATGATATCTGAATTTGATCAGCAATAGGTATTAGTTGTTCCATTATTCCTAATGGCTTCATATTATGAAAATCTGGAGCAAATAAATGATAAGAAAGATCAGTGTCCATTAATTTAGACTTTACTCTTTTCATATCATTACACAAGCCATAATCATAACAATAATCAGAGCCAACAATCCATGATATTTTGTATACCGTTTTGTATGAAGACCTTATATATTTATTTTTTCTTTTGTTCTGGCTATTATATCCTGCTCTACCAAATCTTTTATTTCCTCTTTTATCCGTTCTAGATTCATGTACCATTTGATCAACAGAAAAGAATTCCATCTCTAAAACTTGTAACTTACTGTCATCGTAATCTTTTGAAAATGACCTGTTAGATGTATTCATCCTTGAAGATCCTTTTCTACCGGAAAACCTTTCGGAAATATCCTGGTATTCTTTTTCATTAAATTGGTCACCTGCCCTTTGCTTTAAATCAGCAATAGACATTTCCGTAATCTCTCCTACATGTATTTTGTCAGAAAAATCTCTTTTATTACAATGAGATATTAATAACTTAGAAGGATTTATTACTCTAAGTTTTACAGCACCATTGCTATCTATATATTCTTTATATCCCGCAACACCGAAATCAAATAAATATTCCATTATTTGCTTACGCTTTTCATCCATACCATTTGTATGAAACACAAGGTCAATACCTTGTTCCATTTCAATAGATGCATTATGCTTAAAAGTATAATTCATGTGCATCTCTAATTCCTCATCTGTTTCTGGATCCTTTGGAGATTTTTTTAATGCACTAAAATCTTCCATCCCAGGAACAGCCTTAGAAAGAGATTGTCTTAAATCCATTTTTGCTTTAGTACGCTTATAGTAATCTTCTACATCTGCTTGTGCTATTGCGTCAATTGGAGTAGCGGTAATATTGTATTCTGTCTTATTTAATTTACCAAGGGCTATTCTTCTAAACTTTGGAACTATAGGTAGCACAGACCAATCAATAGCAATCCAACTTTCGTTGTCTGCTTCATCAACATTCATAAGTTGCTTATACTTATTTACCGGCTGATTTCCTTGTGCGTAATCCTTGATCTTAGTGTAAGACCCTCTATTATTATTAAAAGATTGCGTGCCATGATTATTATAATCAGACCATGATGCTTTTGCATATGACAAACACCAATCCTTACCCTTTTGACTAGGATCTAAATTATGGTTTGGATAGTTTGCTTTACTCTCGTTTTTTATCATCCGACCTTGTACTTTTTAAACATTGATTTTGCCTCTACTAAATTTCCTTTTGCATGAAAATTTCTTAATAGAATATTTTTGTCTGCTATAAGAGTATACCCTGCTGCCATTGCTGCATCAAATTTTGTTGTTTTGCTTATATCAAATTCTAACCAGTCTTTTAATAATTCTGGAAAGCAAACTCTTTCTATATTACTTTCTATATATTCTTCAGTCACTTCTGCTATTTGTTGATGTGCTCTCACAGACCCACTCATTCCAGGTTTAACACTACCGGGTAAATACATTAGAAAAGCAGCGTAACCTCTGTCTTCAAAATAATTTTTTATACCAATCTTATTATCTTCAAAAAGAAGTGAACAAGAATAATAGTGACAGCACTTTAAAACATCTTCATAAAATTGTCTTGCGGTGCTTGGTCGGTAAATGTATTCAACTATAAAAGAACTGTCATAAAAATTTGATACCGAGTTGTGCTTCTTGTATACGTAAAAGGCT